TTGCTTTATTAGCATCACTTAACGGTAATTCATTTAATTTATTAATAATTTGTTTGTTTTCTTGAGAAATTTGGGATTCAACTTGCTGTTGTTGTGGCTGCTGAATAAGTTGTTGTTCTATACCTTGCTCTTGAGGATTTAATAGCCCTTCATGTATTTGGTTAATAGGATGAATACCTTGATATTTAGTATGTGAATGCATACCAGGATTGTCAGGATTAATAATTAAACCAGTAACACCAGCATGGCTTTGCGCTAATCTATTATCATATGGTGAGGGCATATTTAGTCCTCTTTTTTATTTTTTTTATTGTTCTTTTCTTTAGCTTGCCGTATCCAATCATAATTCCCAGGATCATGTGCTAAATCAATATCAATCCTTGTTATTTTAATTTTTTCTTTCTTTTTATTTTTATCATCTTTATCTTTATTATTTTCTTTTAGATGCTCTTTTAATAAATCTAACGAATTTTGGATATTAGGATAACTATTATGTTTTACTGGTTCATCATTCAATATTTTTTTATTAGTTATTTTTTTAGTACCACCTATTTCTGCCATTTTTGGTTCTTCTTTTTCATCCTCAGGGATAGGAATATCATTATAGCCTACTCTATAATGGGTAGGAGATTCTTCTTCTAATTGAGGACGATATGGGATTGTATCATGAGTTTTATTATTTTGTAAAGGAGTATCTTTAGGATCTTTATTAGATATAGATTCAGCTGCTTCTTCACTAAACCGTCTAGGATTGAACTTATCAGGGGTTACATCACTTAATTTTCTATGGAATTTCATAGCGTCATCTTTGGACATTTCATTCATAATAAAATTATTTAATTCTATTATGCTTTTTCCTTTATTCATTTTTGAGTAATATTTTTCTGGGCGGAATATTAATCCACCATTACTTTTTATATATAGATTAAGATTACTTAATGAATTTTGGAGATTAGGTTCAATACCAGCAGTTTCTAATTTCCCAGAATTAAATGCTTCATCAAGGTCTTTAACTTTATCGCCACCAGTATGGTATTTTGGAGATTGCCTGGAATCGCCTATAACATCATATTTTTTAGTACGTTCTAATGATTTATCGGTATTATTTTGTTTACTAATATAAGTAATAAAATCATTTACTGCTGTATTCCCTTTAGTAACTGGCCAATTTTCCCATTTCTTACTCATAACAGCTTTTAATTTATGATAATATTCAGGGTCTTCTTTTAAATGATCTAATGCTATTTGCCCTATAGTATCTATATTCCCACTAACAGTTTTTATATGCTCTTTCTCTTCTTGTATGCCTCTCCTAAATTCTTCAAGATCTACTTCATCCCAAGATACATTAATTTCATCCCCTATCTTCTTGGCTTCATCAATAGTTGCTAATGCCTTATTAATATTAAGATTTTCTAATATTTTACGGGTATGTACATTTTCTCCAAATGATTTAATCATAATAAAGTTAGAATCTTGATTAACCGGGGTTGAACAAATCGTAATTTCAACTAGTTCAAGTTTATCTACTTGCATATATGTTTTATCATTCTTAGTAACTATACGCTTATCCATTGCAGTGCCAGCAATAGAATATGATTTGAATTCCCCTCCGTTCACACCTTTTCTAACTTTTTCAGCTATTTGAGTATCTGGACGTACTTCTGTGATAAGATATAAGCCTTTATCATCTACCCCAGATTTAAATGCTTCTCCGTCTTCATTTATATATACTGGAAGCGGCCAACCAACTTGTACATCCGAATTATGGTATATTATCCCTTTCCCAGCATAAGTATGATCTTCTTCTATTTCAAGATTATATACTTTCCCATCATACCATTCTTTTGTTATTGAAATAATATGCGTACCATTTGATACAGGGATTAAATTAGACGATAATAATTTTTCTGTAAGAAGAATATCATTATTATTTATTTCTCCAGCTCTAACCCAACCTCTTTTAGTTAAAATAGGATGTTCATCAGTTACTCTAATTATTTCTCCATTATCAAGATGTATTTTATTTATATCATATTTATAATCATGAATAATTACTTTTAAAACCTTTCTTAATCTATTTTCAGAAGTTCTTACTTTATCGCCTACTTTAATTTCGTCTATTCTTTTATATTCTTTATTCTTTTTATTAATTGGTGATATACTAATTAATGTTTCTGGTGTAAGGCAATGCGCTATCATAATATTCCTAGTACGAAATGATTTCATAAAGCCAATAAATGCTTCTTCTAATGCTGCTTTTGTAATAAGATGTCCTTGGCGGTCAATTATTATAACGCTTGCGTAACCGCCTACAATTATTGGTTTATTTTTATTAAGTCCTCTTTCATTAATCATTTGTGCATATTTATTATCATTATAATAACGGTAAAGAGTTAAAAGTTCTGCATTGGATAACATATCAATTCCAGGGGCTTTTAATTGTGCTTCATATAATATTTCATAATGTTCCATTTCTGTTGATATTTCATTTGAAGATACTTTACCAATACCTTTTTCAAGAAAGAATAGTCCTTCTTCGGCTAGCATAGTAGTAAAGAATCCTCTATTAGCTTTACGGATATCGCTTGTTACTTCATAACCAGCTAGTTTATCTAATTCATGTTTTACTACTGCATAGTCAGATCCTGGGAATATATCATCTAATAGTTGAGGATTTTTAGAATGAAAATTATGGGCTACACTATCAATAGATAATATTTTATCGAGACGGTTAGGATTACTTTTAGTAAATAAATTTTCAATAGTAGTATTTTTAACAAGACCTTCTAGTTCAAAATATGCCATATCTATTTCATCTTTTGTGGCTATATCATGAGCAAGTCTAGAATAAGTGGCTAGAAAATCATATATATTCATAAT